CCTTTTTTTATGGCCGCAATCCGGATGGCGAGCGGCGCAACGGTCGGATGACCACACCAAAGGTATAAGCATGAAACTGAAAACAGTAGAAGTGAACGGTCAGAATTACGCGGCTCTCGATGACAACGGCCTGCCGGTCTATGTGCATGCAGACGGCAAAGAGATTGGTTTCGACGCAGCTCAGGCTGTCGGCAAGATTTCTTCACTAAACGGAGAGGCCAAATCACACCGTGAAGCCAAAGAGACCGCAGAAGCGAATCTGGCGAAGTTCTCCGGCATCAGTGACCCGTCCAAGGCGCTGGAAGCTCTGGACATGATGACCAAAATCGACCAGAAAAAGCTGATCGATGCTGGCTCTGTCGACCAGGTTAAAGCGGAAATCACCAAATCGTTTCAGACCCAGTTGGACGAAGCAAGTCAGCAGAACAAGGCGCTGCAAAGTCAGCTCTACAACGAGATGATCGGCGGCCGTTTCGCTGGCTCTCAGTTCATCACCGAAAAACTGGCTATTCCTGCTGATTTCGTTCAGGCGCGTTTTGGTCAGGCATTCAAAATCGAAGACGGTCAGGTCGTTGCCTACGACGGCAGCGGTAACAAGGTTTACTCCCGCTCAAAACCAGGCGAAATCGCCGGATTTGATGAAGCGCTGGAATACCTGGTCGAACAGTACCCGCAGAAAGATCACATTCTGAAAGCCAGCGGCAATAGCGGCGGCGGCTCTCAGCAATCGCAACATGCAGCCGGGCAGAAGACCATCAAGCGTTCAGCCTTCGACTCTCTGGATGGTACCGGCCAGCGCGCGGCACTCAAAGACGGTGTCACCATCGTCGACTAAAACCACATTTTGCCAGGTGCTGGATAGTGCCTGGCGCCAGAGCTGGATAGCTCAAACAACCCTCAATATAAAACACAGGAATTAATAACATGAGTAACACTCTGACCGGGTTGATCCCGACTATCTATACCGCTCTGGACGTTGTTTCACGCGAACAGGTCGGCTTCATCCCTGCTGTAGCCCGGAACGTTAAAACTGACGCTGCGGCGAAAGGGCAGACGGTAACAGCACCAGTCGCACCGGTTGCAACTACCGTAGACATCACTCCGGGTCCAACTGCACCGAATGACGGCGACCAGGACATTGGTACTGTTAACGTGCAAATCACCAAATCCAAAATGGCCGCGGTCAAATGGAATGGTGAAGAACAACTGGCTATCGGTCCATCCGGCACCTACAACACCATCCTTGCTGACCAGTTCAAACAGGCATTCCGCGCCATCGCGAACGAAGTTGATGCTGACCTTGGTGCGCTGTATCTCAACTCATCTCGCGCAGTTGGTACAGCCGGTACCGCTCCATTCGGTGTGAAAGATGACCTGTCTGATTTCGCTCTATCTCGCCAGGTGCTTACTGATAATGGCGCACCAACCACTGACCTGCAAATGGTTCTGGGTTCGGCGGCAATCGCCAACCTGCGCGGTAAACAATCCGTTCTGTTCAAGATGAATGAGGCCGGGACGGATCAGTTACTCCGTGAAGGTGTCATTGGCCGTGTTGAGGGCTTCAATATCCATGAGTCAGCAGGTGTTGCGAAAATGGCCGCAAGCACATCGGCTGGTTACCAGGTGAACGGAGCTAAAAACGAAGGTGATGTCATTATTGCCGTGGATTCAGGAACTGGCGGCATCCTACAGGGTAATGCGGTGAAATTTGCGGGGGATGATAATGCTTACCTGGTGGTGGCTACGACGCCGACCACCATCACGCTGGCAGCTCCCGGCCTGCAACAGAGCCTTGCTGATGATACGGCCATCACCGTAGTTGGTGGCTTCACTGCAAATATGGCGTTTGATCGTAATGCCTTCCTGCTTGCTGCACGTACCCCGGCAATGCCGCAGGGTGGCGACACCGCTGATGACGTGATGAACGTTACCGATCCGGTATCTGGTATCACCTTCCAGGTGGCGTTGTATCGCCAGTACCGCCAGGTACGCTACGAAGTTGGCCTAGCGTGGGGCGTGGCATCCATCAAGCCTGAGCACTCAACCATCCTGCTGGGCTAAGTCCGGTTCATAACCTCGGGGCTTCAGCCCCGTTTTTACAGGAGGGCTTATGGCCGGACTGACGAAAGAGCAGCGGGCGCAGCGCGAGGCTGAGAGAGCGCAAAGCCAGCAGGAATATATCCGCATGGTGACAGAGTTCCCGGCCTTTGATGGTGCGCCCACCAAAGCGAATGTGCATCCGGAAGAAGTTGAGGTCTGGAAAGCGCATGGCTGGAAAATTGAGGTGTAAGCATGATCACCTTTATCACGGTGGACGATGTTGATGCGGCACTCGGCAGTACATGGGCAGACACAGGCGTTAAAGCTAAATCGGTCTTAATGGCTAATGTCTGGCTGAATGGCCTGTCATTGCGCCTGCCGTGCGACAAAGTGACGCATGAGCAAATCATACCCGATGACGTGAAAACAGCAGGTGCGTATGCAGCTCTGGCAGCGTCTACTGGCGGCTTGTACCAGCAAAAGACTGATTCAGGGTCATTGCTGAGTAAGTCTGTCGATGCCAACGGCGTCAGCGTATCGAAAACCTTTGCCGAACTGGATGCGAATAGCTCAACTCTGCTGGATTCAAACCTACAACTGGCAATAGCAATGCTGAAACCCTACGGGCTCAGTACATCGCAGGTCAGGCTGGTAAGGGGGTAGCATGGGCATCCGTGACGAACTGCAAACCGAAATCGCCGCGGCTTTCGACGATGCTGACGGTCTGGCTGATGCCGTGAACAAATTCACTGCCAGTTATGTTGTGGCCGGTGAAGTCGACCCTGTGACCGAGGAGTCAACCAGTCAGACGGTGAGCTACTCCGGACGCGGTGTGTTATCTGGCTACAGCCTGAGCCGTATCGATGGCGTTAACATCCTTCACGGTGACTTAAAGCTGACCGCGCTGACCAGCGAAGTCACCGACAAGCCAGCAGAAGGGCATCTTGTTTCGACGGCTGACCTAGTCTCTGGTAAGCAGCAGCCGTACAAGGCGATCACCGTCAGCACCGATGCGGCCGGTGCGACGTATTCTATCCAACTGCGGAGGGCGTGATATGGCACAAGGTTGGGATTTCGACCCGTCGGCGTTCACGGGGATTGTTGAGGAGAAAGTTGGACTTAAAATCCGAGCTATTGCGATTCAGATCCTCAATGTGATTGTGGAAACCTCACCAGTCGATACTGGGCGTTTTCGCAATAACAATATGGTCTCACTGGATGCCCCGGACTTTTCGGAAACGGAGGAGGTGGACCCAGTTGGTGGCATAGCTCTGCAGCGTGGTATTGGCGTCATATCCAAAGCGGCAAACTACGGTGTTATCTATATCCAGAATAACCTCCCGTATGCCGAAGCGCTTGAAGACGGGCACTCGAAGCAAGCACCAACCGGTATCTACGCCAACGCTTTCAACGGAGTCGCGCAGGCCAACAAATGACCCTTACCGAAATACGCAACGCTGTCATTAAGCGAATGGCGGCGCAGACCGCTATGTCTGCAAGTTCTGTGACTTATCCAAATGATCCGACTTTCGACCCGACTGGCAAAACCATCTGGGCGAGGTTAACCAATCTTCCCGGGCTGGCTGGCTCGGTTGAAATCGGTGATGGGCCAGTGGTTCACCGCACAGGCACCATCATCATTCAGCTATTCATCCCGTCCGGTACCCGATCGCTGCTTATCACCGAAACCGCTGATGCTATCCGGGAATTGTTTGAGTTCCAGACGGACGGCGCACTGGATTACTTCGCTGTTTCTTGTATCGATGCCGGAGAAACAGACGGATGGGCGCAGATGAATCTTTCCATCCCATATCGCGCTATGTAGCGCTTCACTTCAATAGGAGGCTCCTGTGAGTTCAGGCGCTAAAATAACGCTGGCTTACTGCCGCGAAACAACCCCCGGCACCACGCCGGACAGTCCGTCATGGCTACTGTGGAAACGCACGTCTAACGGACTAAAACCCACGCAGAACATGATTTCAAACGCTGAAATTGGCGGTACCCGCATGGCGAATGGTAAGACTCCGGGTACCACAGACGTCAGCGGGGATGTGGTCTGCAAATTCCGCTACGGTCAGCACGATCTGTTCCTGGCATCCTGTTTCGGCAGTGACTGGGTAGACAACGTGCTAAGCATGGGTAATGACCGTATCGCATTCTCGGTGGCCACATTCGCCTCTGATATCGGCGTTGCATCCATCGCTACCGGCTGTCAGGTCGGCACCTTCAAGCTGGAAATCCCGAACGATGGCGACTTGCAGGCAACCGTCACGCTGTCCGGCCTTGGCTGGGCTGACAAAGACGACGGCACGAGCTATTTCACGTCACCGACTGATGCTGACGGCAACCTCCGTTTCTCGTTCAAGCAGGTCACAGCCATCAGCCTGAATGGTGTGAGCGGTGGTGGCGGGTTCTGTGTTGATACCTTCAACATTCAGTTTGACAACAACCTGCAGACGCAGCGCTGTATCGGCACTGGCAACGGCTTTGCGGGTGCAAACATTCCGACTACGTTTACGCCGTCTGGGCAAATCACGTTGTCTTGGTCGAAATCTGCCTATGAAGCATGGAAGAAAACACTTACCGGCGCGGCTATGCCGTTCAGCTTCACACTGAGCAACGACGAAGGTTCGTACATCTTCAACTTTCCATCGGTGCAAGTTGATGGCGACTGGCCGGATGGCGGCAACACTGACATCGTTCAGGTGCAGCTCAATATCACCGGCTCAGATACGCCGCCTACCATCACCCGCGTACCGGCTACCATTGCGGTTACTGGCATCACTGTGACACCGACCACTACATCCGTTGCCGTAGGTCAGTCAGTCGCGCTTACAGCCACTTTGTTGCCAGATAATGCCTCCAATGTCGGTGTGACATGGGTGTCTTCCGACGAGACGATTGCAACAGTATCTAATACCGGACGGCAAGTATCCGTTTCGGGTATTGCTGCAGGTAAGGCGACTATAACCGCCACTTCAAGTGACGGGGGATTTGTAGCCACATCAACTGTAACCGTTACTGCCGCATAACCATTCCAACATTTGCCCGTTTCGCTCTGCGTGGCGTTACGGGCCTTTTAACGCAGAGGCATTATGTTAATCATCAATAAACACTTGGACGCTGACGGCACCCGCTGGATTGAGCCAGTTCCGGGCCTGAAACTG